ATAAGAATTATTTCAGAAGGATTTAACTTTAAGAAACTTCCAAAATTTATTGACGTAACTAGTATTAATGGATTAAATGCAAATCTTGTTGCAATTTCTACATCTATTGGAAAAATTAAAAATGTTAGGATTAAAGATGTTGGATATGAGTATCCATCAGACAAAACACTGAGTCCAGAAGCATTTATTTCACCAATTGTAAATCTTGATAATTTAGATATAATTGACAAAATTGATATAGTTTCTGGTGGATCTAGATATTTGAACGCTCCAGACTTATTATTATTTAATGATAAAACAAAAACTGTTATTGATAGTTCTTCTTTAATTGCAATTACTCCTAGCGGAGTAATATCGGAGATAAATCAGATAGCACCCATATATGGATTAAAATCTGATCCACATAAAATCATTGCTATTAATAATTCTAATGGAGTTGGTATTAGTTCTATAGTGACGGGAAGTGCTGGTATTGCAACTTGTACTTTGTCGACACCAATTTTAGGTTTTACCTCACCAGCATTTGCCAATGATGATGAAATTTTTATTGAGGGAATTGATTTAATTGACAATATTGGGAATGGGTATAATTCTGCTGATTATGAGTATAGATTTTTTAAGGTTCAATCTTATGTAAATTCTAATCCCGCAATTCTTACTTTTGCAATTGTCGATGAACTTGGCGTTGGATTATCGACAAATCCGGGAATTGCAAAAACTTTTCAATCTGGATATGCCACTATTATTAATAAAAAATATTATCCAGAAATTAATGTTATTAAGAAAAGGGCAAAATTTGCACTAGGGGAACAACTTTATGTTGATACTGGAATAGGATTTTTTGCACAAGATTTGAGCATTATTTCAGTAAGAGATGAATTTATTAAAGTTAAAGGAAGATATTCCTTAAAAGAAGGTGATAAAATTAAAGGAAAAGTGAGTGGAGCAATAGCAGATGTTTCTTCTGTTATTGAAAATAAGAGTAAATTTAAAATTAATTATTCATTAGAGCAAAATTTTGGATGGAAAAATGATATTGGTAAAATTAGTGAGGATTATCAGGTTACTCCAAATAATGATTATTATCAAAATCTTTCATATTCAATCAAAAGTCCAATAACTTGGGATAAATCATCTCCTATTGTCAATAGTCTTATTCATCCATCAGGTTTAAAGAATTTTGCAGATGTTGGAATTATATCTTCCACCAAGGCTTCCGCAGGACTAGCAGGTACAACATCTAGTATAGCTGTTTTGGATATAGTTGAAGAAAGGAGGGTAGATGTTATTAATAATTTTGATAATGTTGTTGATTATGATACTAGAACAAATCCAGAACAATCTAAATTTTTACAAATTCAAAACAGAAAATTAACTGACTATACTGAGTGTAGAACTAATAGAGTATTAATTCATGATGATATTAGTGGAAGATTTTCAAGTAGAGGATTTGAAGATCCATTTGTTGAGATTGAAGAAATTGATAATATCGACACACATTCTAGATATACCATTCAAATTATTGATCCTGATACATTTGAATCTCAAATAACTGAATTAGTTTTACAAACATCGACATTGGATTCCATTTTATTTGAAAAATATACTGCATATACAAAAGAATTATTGGGAGATTTTAGTGCAGATGTTGATAGTGTAGGAAGAAAAACTTTATTATTTACACCTACCAATAGGTTTGATAGGGATCATGATATTAAAATTATAAAGAAAACTTTTGCATCTCCAGCAACTGGAATTGGAACATACACTTTTGGATCTATTAATTTGATAGGTTCTAGCCTTATTGGAATTTCTAGCGTTGGAACTGCAAATAGTATTCGTACTATAGCTCAATTTTCAAATACCAATTTTAATGGATTATTTGCAAATATTGAAATTACAAATACACTTAATACAGAAGTAAACTATATTGAAGCAGTACTAGATTTTGATGGATCAAATACCTATTTAAGTGAATATTATTTTGATACAAAAACACAGTCATATAGTTCATCTTCAATTGGACTTGTAACTGCAATTTATGACTCTATCTCCGGAATAGTATCATTTAGAGTTCAAAATGAAGAGGATAATATTGTTAACGTTAGGGCAAATATTGTCGGATTTGCTGCCACCAATACGGGCATAGGTACATATAGATTTCTAGTTTCTGGACAACCAGAAGGTGCCGAAAGAAGTGCGAAATTGGAATCGACAGTTGGTGTTGGAACTACAGAAATTAGAGTTGGAACTTTTGATCTGAACTTAGTAAGTTCAGTATCTTCTATTGTAAGAGTTTCTTCTGGAAGCAGTTCAGCAATTCATCAAGTTTCTATTTTAAATAATCTTCAATATATTACTGTCGTTCCAGGTCTGTTTTCTCCAACTAATAATGTATCTGGTCTTGGAACTTTCGGTGGACAAGTTTATGGTAATGAATTTTATCTAAACTTTTATCCAGATGAAACAAATACATCTACAAGTGCTCAAGGATTTAATGAAGTCTTATATACTTTTAGTGATTTTGATAATGATCCACTTGAATTGAAATATGGAAACACAACTCAAAAATTATTCCTTTCTTCATATGATAGCATAAACGGAACAAGAGCCAATAAAGTTAATTTTAATCTAAATCACCAAAATATTTCAATTTATACTAAAATATTTAATCCTTCGGATACTTCAACGATTGATTTTTCAACAGGTATCTTTACAATTAGAAATCATTTCTTCAATACTGGCGAAGAATTGACATATACACCAAAATCAACATTTATTGGTGTTGGTCAAAGTGCAATGGGTATTGGTTCAACTGCAAATTATCTCGGAATTATTACTGATAAATTGCCCGAAATAGTATACCCAATTGCACTTACACCAGATACCTTCAAGTTAGCAACTCAAAAATCTTATGCAATATTGGGAATTGGTGTAACTTTTAATTATGTCGGTCTTGGAAATGCACACGAATTGGAGATGACTAAAAAACTATCCAAAAGTATTATTTCTCTAGACGGAATTGTTCAGCAACCAATTACATTCACTCCCATATCACATAAACTTCAATATAATAGTGGGGGCATTAATGTTGGGATATCAACATTTAATCTAAGTGGTATTTCTTCTATTCAACCAAGAGACATACTAAAAATTGATGAAGAGTACATGAAAGTAATTGAAGTTGGTGTAAGTTCTAATACTGGTGGAAATATAACTGGCATTATTAATGCAAGTGGAATATCAACTTTCCCAACTGTTTCTGTTGTAAGAGCATCAGTTGGCAGTACTGCTACGTCTCATGCTGATGGTGCAAACGTTCAAGTTCATAGGGGATCATTTAATATCGTTGGATCGGAAATATGGTTTTCTGATCCACCAAAAGGAAATACTAGGGCAAGAAGAGATTCCAGTAATCTTCCCTATGTGAGGGCACAATACGCCGGTAGAACATTTTTAAGATCAAATTATGACACAAATATGGTATTTGATGATATTTCCGATCAATTTACTGGAATTGGAAAAACTTATACCACAACTGTTGGTGGAATTAATACTACAGGTATTTCTATTGGCAATGGAATATTGTTTATTAATGGAGTTTTTCAAACCCCAACAACAATTAACAATTCTGGAAATAATTATGAATTTGAAAATGACAATATTTCAGGAATTTCTAGTGTCGTATTTACTGGAATTACTTCTACAGATGGGACTTATATCAAATCAGATTTTGATATAAATCAAAATCAACTTCCTAGAGATGGTCTAATTGTTTCACTTGGATCTACTCCTGGTCTTGGGTATGCGCCACTATTTGGTGCAAAGGTTAAGGCAGTATTAGATGGATCTGGGTCAATTGTTAGTGTAACTGGAATTTCTCATACTGGATCAGGACAATCAATTAGTACTGCATTTTATAATAATCAAACTGGTATAATTGAAATTACAACGACAACTGATCACAATTTTGTTGGTGGAGACAGGATTAAATTAGTAGGTTTAGGATTTACTTGCCAATCTAGTTCAGGAATTGTAACTTATTTCCCATCTAGTGGTTTAGATTATTCTTATGACATAACTGGAATTATTTCTGCAAGGTCATTTAGATCTAATGTTGGAGTAAGTACTTTGTCACATTCTTATGTTGGATTTGGTACAGTTTTTCCTTGGTATGATTTAAATGAGGGTTCTGGTTATAGAAATCCAGTTTCAATAGGAGTCACAGATCCAAATCATACAGGAACGGAAGCATCCATTACTGCGTCTGTTGGTGCTGGGGGGACACTGTCATTTTCGGTGGTGAGTGGTGGATCTGGTTATGTAGATCCCTATATTAGAACTCCAGAACCAATATACGAAAATTTACCAGTAATCGGTGTTTCTAGAGTTGGTGTCGGTTCAACAACTCAAACTGGTTTTAATCTACTAATGAATGTTAAAATTGGACCTTCACCATCAACAGTTGGTATCGGATCAACATTATTTGTTGTAGAATCTTTTGAAATATCTAGATCTGGTTATGCTTTCCAAGTTGGTGATGTGTTTAAACCAGTTGGACTTGTAACAGCACAAGATTTTATAGAACCATTAGCAGAATTTCAACTTGAGGTTGTAGAAACTTTCCAAGATTTCTTTTCTTCTTGGTCATTTGGGGAGTTAAATTATATTGACAGTATATCTACTTTACAAAATGGAAATCTTACAAGATTTCCACTTTATTATAATGGACAATTATTAAGTTTTGAGATAGATCAAAATAATCCTCTTTCTGGGGCAATTAATCTTGATGCAGTTTTGTTAATTTTTATCAATGGTGTAATACAAGAACCCGTATATGCCTATAGATTTTTTGGTGGAACATCTTTTGAATTTACAGAACCACCAAAAGCATCCGACAAAGTAGATATTTTCTTTTATATTGGACAAAATGGTATTGATGTTTCGTTGATTAATGTCAATGAAACTATTAAAATTGGTGATGATCTATTTGTTAAAAAAAATCCATTCTACCCTACGATATCAGATCAAGAAAATGAGAGAACAGTTGTTGATATTCTTGGATCAGATATTGTTGAAACAAATCTTTATGTTGGAAAAGGTATTGATGAGAATTCTAATAGACCTATAGAATGGATTAAACAAAAAATTGACAAATATATTAAGGGAGATATTGTATATAAGACACGTGATTCTCTTGAGCCATTTATTTATCCTACCGCTAAAATTATTGGCAATATTGAATCTGGATCTTCCGATATTTTTGTTGATGATGCACAGTTTTTTAACTATGAAGAGAATAATTATGGTATTACAATTTCTTCTGTTGATGGATTAATTGTTCAAGGTACAGATCCGGTTTCTGCAGCATTTACTGCGACTGTTTCAGTAGCAGGAACAATCTCTGCGATTACAATCACAAATCCTGGTTTAGGATACTCTTCATCTATCCCAATTAAAATTTCTTCACCACCTTCAATTGGTATTGGTATTGGAACAACTGCAACCGCAACAGCTAATATTTCTTTAGGTAGTATTTCATCAGTTATAATTACAAACTCTGGGTTTGGTTATACCACTCCACCAAGACTTATAGTAGAAATTCCCAAATCAGTAACAGAAAAGATTGTATCAATTACTAATGTTCAGGGATTTAGTGGAATTATTACTGGTATTAGTACAACAACAGGAGTTGGTGGACATCCACTATCTTTAAAAATTAACTTTAGAGCAAATGCATCCGATGCAAATGATTTGCAGGTAGGATACCCAATATTAGTATATAATACAACTGTTGGAACTGGAGTTACTTCTGTAGATAGTGAAAATTCTTCCGTGGTCGGAATAGGAACTAATTTCTTGGATAATGTATACATTGTTAGTTCAAAAACTAATACGGGACCAAATGCTGAGATTATTTGTAACATAAAAACTGATAGTAATATTGTTGGAATAGCAACAACAGGATCTACTACTTTACCATTGGGTAATATTTCTTGGGGAAGGTTATACAATGCCTCTCAAGGGTTTATAAGAACAAATCCAATCTCTATTGGAGTGACTGGTCTGATTGTAGACTCTGGATTATCAACATTTCCAACAATACAAAGAAGGACGTTTGGATTGAGAGATAGTGGTGGAATTAGGAAACTTTCTAACTTATGATAAACAGATATAAATACTTAAAAAATATTTAACGATGTCAGCAATTGTTACTGATCAATTTAGAATTTTGAATGCTAGTAATTTTGTAGAGTCTGTAGAATCTGCAAGTAATTCATACTACATTACTGTTGGACTACCAAATCCAACTGCTATCGGATTTGGTAGGTCTAGTACTTGGAATACAGATCCTCCAGCACCGATAGATAATTTTTCATATGTCAATCATTATTCAGATACTATTCTATATGGAAAAAGAATAACATCTGCAAATATACGAAGAATAATTAGAAGAATAGATTGGATAGTTGGAAATAGATATGAAATGTATCGTGATGATTATAGTATCATTAATCCAAGTCCTTTAACAAATTCTTCTAGGTTATATGATACAAATTATTATATAATGAATGAGGATTATAGGGTTTACATATGTATTGAAAATGGATCTAGTGGGGACAATACCAAAGGAAATGTTTCACAAGACCAACCAACATTTACAGATTTGGAACCATCAAGAGCTGGAGTTAGTGGAGATGGATATATTTGGAAATATCTATTTACTATTTCACCTAGTGATATTGTGAAATTTGATTCAACAGAGTATATAACTGTTCCTAATAATTGGTTGACATCAACTAGTTCTCAAATTCAATTAATTAGAGAATCGGCAGACTCTTCTGAAAATCAAAATCAAATTAAGACTGTTTATATTGAAAAATCTGGGTCCAATTATTCAAATGGATTGGGACAAGAATTCAATATTCTTGGTGATGGAACAGATGGGAGAGTAAGAGTCGACGTTCAAGGAGGTAAAGTAACGAGCACTGTTGTGACTTCTGGGGGAAAAGATTATAGTTATGGACTTGTTGATTTGGGATCAATAAATTTAAATTCGACTGGAACAAGCGCCAAGTTGATTCCTATTATTCCACCATCAAAGGGACATGGATATGACATATATACGGAATTGGGAACTGATAAAATTTTAGTTTATGCCAGATTTGATGATTCAACAAAAGATTTTCCAATAGATACTAGTTTTGCTCAGGTTTCAATTATTAAAAATCCAACTTCATTGAATTCGGATCAAATTTATACTGATAATAGTTTCACTGGGTTATATTCTTTAAAATTTTCATCAATTACAGGAACTCCAACAATTGGGGAAAAAATTGAGCAAATAGTTTCTGGTGGATCTGGTAGAGCAACTGGATATGTTGCTTCTTGGGATAATGAAACAAAGGTTTTAAAATATTTTATTGACAGATCACTTTATTTTAATCAAACGACATTAGATCAGCAAGATTATGTTGGAATTTCTACTAATGGTAGATTATATTCATTTGAATCTTCTTCTAATCAAATTATAGGAAAATCTTCTAGTTTTTCTGCATCTATTGATGTATCATTTACTGGAATTTCTACAAATCCCACTGGAACAAAACTAATTAACTTAGGTGTCAATTTCACAACAGGGTTAGCAAGTCCCGAAATAAATAAAGGATCAGGAGACATAATTTATCTTGATAACAGACCTATAATCAGTAGGAATGCTCGTCAAAAAGAAGACATTAAAATAGTACTGGAATTTTAACAATGCCACAAAAGACTAATCTAAACATTAATCCTTATTATGACGACTTTAATAAAGATGATAACTATTATAGAGTCCTTTTTAAACCAGGATATCCTGTTCAGGCAAGAGAGTTAACTGGTCTTCAATCTATTTTACAGAATCAAATAGAATCTTTTGGAAGTCATATCTTCAAAGAAGGTTCTATGGTAATTCCTGGAGGAGTTACTTGTGACAATGCTTTTACTACTATTAAAGTAAATAATGATCATTTGGGAATTGACATTACAATTTATCTTGATGCATTGCAGAATGCTAATAATGGAAGGGGAACCAGGGTAAGAGGTTTGTCATCGGGTGTTGTTGGTACTATTAAAGGATACTTTTTGCCACCAGAAGAAGGAGTTGAGCAGATTACATTATTTGTAAAATATCGTGATGGGGCTAATGATGGTGAAGGTGTTGAGTTTGTAGATGGAGAAGTCTTAGTACTTGAAGAAAATATTACATACGGCAATACAACTCTGAATAGTGGTGATACACTTTTAACATTATTCTCCACAAATTCAACTGCAACTGGGTATGCAGTTGGAGTTTCCAAAGGTGTTTATTTTATCAGGGGCATATTTCTTGATGTTCTAAATAGTCAAATTATTTTAGACCCATATAATAATGAACCATCTTATAGAGTTGGTTTTGATATTTTAGAAGAAATTATTACATCTGACGATGATGGAGATTTGAATGATAATGCAAAAGGATTTACAAATTTTGCCGCTCCTGGATCAGATAGATTAAAAATTAGTGTTAAATTAATTAAAAAAGATCTATTAGACTTTAATGATACAAACTTTGTAGAGTTAGTTAAAATTGATAATGGAAAAATTAAAAAATTACAAAATAAATCTGATTATAGCATAATTAAAGATTACTTTGCTAAAAGAACATTTGAAGAATCTGGCAATTATGCTTTAAAACCATTTACTATATCAGTTACAAATTCTTTAAATAATGAAACTGGTAATGGTGGTCTTTATATAGAAGGACAAAGAACAGAACAAGGTAATATCCCAACCGACGATTTGATGTCAATTAAGATATCTGAAGGAACTGCATATGTTAAGGGGTTTGATATTGATTTAGTTGGTGGTGCAGTAATTGACGTTCAAAAACCAAGAACAACCAAAAAAGTTGATGGTGCTTTAATTCCTTTTGGAATGGGAAGTCTTTTAAAAGTAAATAATGTTCATGGCGTTCCATATTTAAACATTGGTGCTTCTCAAAGTGGTGCTCAAACTACGCAAGCAAATAATATAGAATTATATGATAGAAGAAGGAATGCCAGTGGAGATGGTCCTGGCATAGCAGGTGGTGGAGGAACCAAAATTGGTGATGCAAGAGTGTATTGGTATGGAGTTTCAGATGCCCCATATTCTGGAGATAGTACAGTATGGGATTTATACTTATTTGATGTTCAGACTTATACGACTCTATATCTTGCAAAATCATATACCGCAACAGAAGTTCCTTTAACTTCTTTTATTAGAGGTCTCTCTAGTGGAGCAACTGGACATCTTGCAGCAAAACCAAATGAAACTGCTTTTAGTTTATCTCAAACTTCTGGAACGTTTTTAGTTGGTGAACAAATTATTATTAATGAAAATTTAGAATTAAAAGTCGGTATTCAAGCATTAAATGTGTATACTGTAGAAGATATTAAGTCGGTATATCAAGATTCTACTGCCCTTAACACCGCATTACAAACAGATTTCTTTGCAGACGCTGTTTTATATGAAAGAACTCCACCCAATTTTTCTATTACTGACAAATTAACAATTAGTGGTGGTAGCACTGGATCTGTTCCTGGAAGATTTTTTAGTGGGACAACAGGAATTAAAACTGAAGCAATAATTAAATATCAAACATCTGGACAAAATGATCCAAATTTTAATAGAATTAGTGTAGTATCATCTTCTGGAACTTCAATCACCCTATCTGCGGTTGGTGCTGCCATAACTGGAATTTGCACTTCAACGGTTAATAATGGAGATTCAGTATTTTCCTTGATGGAACCAAAGATTTTAAATCTTGCATCAGCAGGTTTATATACAAATCTTCCAAAACAGAATATTGCATCAGTTGATTTATCACAATCAAATCTTACAATTACAAAACAAATTACTGGAAAATCTACAAATGCATTCGGGTCTTTAACTATAACTACTTCAGAAGCTTTGGATGCATCTTCTGGAATTACTAGCGTATTTTTTGAAACGTTTGATGCTGAAAGATACTCAGTTCATTATGATGATGGGATAACTGAAGAGTTAACGTCAGGAAAATTTACTCTAGGTTCTAATGGGAATTCTATTTCTTTTACAGGACTGAGAGCAAGTAAATCGAATGTTACTGTAATTGTAACTTTGAAAAAAAGAAATGTTACTAATAAATCTAAAGATTTTATAAGAAGTGAACAAGTATCTATTACTAGAACCAGTGGAATTTCAACCCAAGTTGGAGAATCTGCTTCTGGGCTTAGCACAAGTCCATATTACGGATTAAGAGTTGAAGATAATGAAATATCATTAAATGTTCCTGATGTTGTTAATGTGCTTGCAATATATGAATCTACAAATTCATCATCTCCAGTTTTAGATAAATTAACATTTGCAACTGGGTTAGCACTAGACACTAATGTAATTACTGGTGAAAAATTAGTAGGTCAAAATAGTAGGTCAGTTGCGCAAGTTATTAATAAAACTGCATCAACAATAGAATTTGTATATCTTAATCAAAATAATTTTGAAGTTGGTGAAAGTGTCATATTTAAAGAATCTTCTTTAAATATTGTAATTCAGGAAATTGCACCAGGAAGTTATATTGACAGAACTACAAATTTTATTTTGGATAAGGGTCATAGAAATCAATACTGCGATTATTCCAAAATAAGAAGAAGGGTAGATAGTTCAGTGCCTTCCAGAAAATTATTAATTATTTTTGATTTCTATAAAGTAGCATCTGGAAATAGTGGAGATTTATTTACTACAAATTCATACACAGAAGATAGATACAATAGTGACATTCCTACAGTTCCAGATGGAACTCGTGTATCGGACATTATTGATTTTAGACCAAGAGTTCAGCAGTTTGATCCTTCATCAACAAATGCATCTCCATTTGCATTTAGTTCAAGATCATATGAAAGTACTTTCAGATATGTAATTTCTCCCGATGAAACATCATTTATTGGATATAGTTACTATCTGCCAAGAGTTGATTTAATAACTATTAATCGTTTTGGAGAAATTGAAGTTGTTCAAGGAGAATCTGGAGATAATCCTACTGCCCCAGTTCTTGCAGATGATGCAATGGAACTTGCGCAGATTAGTTATAACGCATATCTATTCAATCCACAAAAAGATTCCAAGTTATTATTAAGAGATAATAGAAGATTTACAATGCGTGACATTGCAAAACTTGAACAAAGAATCGAAAACTTAGAAGATATAACAAGTTTGAGTATGCTTGAACTTAAGGCACAAACTTTAGAAGTAACTGATGCAAATGGTCTTAATAGATTTAAATCTGGATTTATTGTAACTAGTTTTAAAGATAAGTCTCTTGCAGACAAGAGATATACAACTATTGACATTAGTAAATCAGATCCAACTGGGATTATTCCTGTAGATTTTTGGTCAATTTCGGCAGAATTAGCACTAGATCCTGGTATTGATAGGTCAACAACAGATATAACTCAAAATTTAAAATTGTTAGATCCAAATATCCAAAAAACTGGCGATTTATTAACTTTAAAATATGAAGAAGTTGCTTGGATTGAACAACCTCATTCTACAAATGTTGAGAATGTCAATCCATTTAATGTTATTGTTTTTGTAGGTGGTATTCAATTAGATCCTGCATCTGATAACTGGGTTAGGACCATTTATATTGATGATAATAGAACTGAGTCTACTGGAGCAGAGTGGATACAAGAAGCAAGTGTTAATACAAACGTAGATCAAAAAACTGATACAGTAATTGAGACTTATAGAAAAGGTGGTAACAGAGGAGAAAAAGCTCAAAGAGCAGTAAACTATACAACAACAACTACCACAACTAGCACACAATACACCCCAAAATTAACAGGACCTTCTAGAGAATTTAATTATGTTGAAGATGTGAAAATTAGTGGAACTGTTGATCCATTTATGAGATCTAGAAATGTATATTTTAATTCTAATGGTTTGAGACCATTTACAAATCACTATCATTATTTGGACAGTCAGCAAGTTGATATTGTTCCAAAACTTTGTGAAATTAGTATGCAATCAGGAACATTTCAAGTTTTTGAGAATGCTCGTGTTTATTATGGGGGACAACAAATTGGTTATATGAGGATACAATCTCCAAATCACAAATTTGGAGATACCAGTAGACCAGATATTGGTGATGGGTTGGGATCACCTGCGGTTCTTGTCGAAGAATATAGTGTTGATCCTTATGATAAAACTAGACCAGCTCCTGGAACTTCTTATTCTGCAACATCAAAATTGATTAATTTTGGTGTAAGAACTCTTGCAACTGAAGAAAAATTCTATGGATATGTGACAAAAGATGCCACAGTTATTGGGGAAACAAGTGGTGCTGTTGCAACAATAACAAGAGCAGAATTAGTATCAGATAATTGGGGAGATATTGTCGCAAGTTTCTTCTTTAGAGATCCAAATTCAAATCCGCCTCCACCATATAAAGTTACTAGTGGAACAAAAACTGTAAAAGTTACTGCAGTTCCATCAGGTGTTACACCACTTCCAGGATCAACAGTATTTGCTAGTGAATCTGTAGGATCATATAGTGGATCTGGAACAATTTTAACTCAAGAAACAAGTAGAGTTGCAGTTAGAAATCCACCAAAACCAGCATCTAAACCAACAGAGGTTCAAGTTGAAATAAAGGCACCTCATAGAGATCCACTTGCACAATCATTTACTGTTGATGACAAGGGAATTTTCTTGACTTCATTTGATTTATATTTTGCAACAAAAGATCCTACGGCTAAGATTTTTATAGAACTTAGAACAGTTGAATTGGGAACTCCAACTTCAAATTTAGTTCAAGATTACACTCAAATAGCATTAAATCCAGATCAAATTAAAATTAATGATGCAGATCCTTTTGAACCAATACCAACAAATATTAAATTTTCATCTCCGGTATATCTAGAATCAGGAAAAGAATATGCAATTGTAATTCTTTCTCCCGCATCAGATGCCTATGAAATGTGGGTCGCTACTATGGGTCAAAAGACAGTTAGAACAAAAAATCTACCAGATGTTCAAAATGTAGTTGTTACAAAACAATATATTGGTGGTAGCTTGTTTAAGTCTCAGAATGGAACTATTTGGACGGCTAGTCAATATCAAGACTTAACATTTAAGCTGTATAAAGCAAAATTTGTTCCTTCTGGAACAGTGACTTTTTATAATACAGACATTACTCCAGGTGGAACAAATACTGCTACACTACAAAATAATCCAATAGAAGGTCTTCCAAGAAAATTACAACTTCCAATTTCTGGAACTCTTAATGCTGCTGTGATTCCTGGAACTAAAATAGGACAAGGAAGTAGTCCAAGTATTGTCGGTATTGTTGAAAATCTTGGTGGACCGATTGGAGTTTCAACAGTAGTTACGGTTGGTTCTGGTTATTCAGCAGGAACGTATACTGGAGTTAGTTTATATTCCATTACAGGTAAAGGAACTGGAGCACAAGCAACTATCCAATTCTTGAATGGATCAATAAGAACATATTCAATCACAAGTAATGGTAGTGGTTATGTAAATGGTGAAATATTAGGAATAACTACAAGTAGCGTAGGATCTGGAAGTGAAGCAAAATTTGGAGTTCAAACAATAGGTGCCGCCAATGCAATCTATTTAACAAATGTTCAAGGAGAAAATTTTACAAATACTACATCAATTGTGTACTATACAAATCCCAATTCCGAGGCATCAAGAACAACTAGTGGTGCAACTGTAAATGGAACATCAAGTCTTATTGAATCCAAATATTCTGGAAATATTTTTAGAGTCAAACAATACAATCATGCACATCATGGTGGAAATAATAAAATTGAAATAACTAATGTTCTTCCAGATAGAGAAAAAACATCACTGACTGCTGGACTTGGAATAAATGATACTGTTGTATCAGTTGCAAATACAACTATATTTGGAGCATTTGAAGGTATATCCACTAGTCGTGGATATGCATTAATGCAAAATGAAGTTATATCATATAGTAATATTACACAAGTTTCTGGTGATGCTGGAACTCTTACTATTGATGGCAGATCTTTAAATAATAGTGTTAAAACTGCACATGGTTATGGAGAGTTTATACAACCATATGAGGTTAATGGTGTTTCTTTAATGAGAATTAATAAAACACATGATATACCATCTTCATACTACAATTTTGAAAGTTCAAATATTGATAATTATTTCTTAGAATTTGATAGGACATTACCAACCAATAGATCTGGTGATGCTTCAATGCTTAATTTTTCTGCACAAACAGGATTTGGTGGAAATATTGTTAATGTTTCTCAAAATCACCAGTTTAGTTCTATTGAACCTCTATTTAATATAATTACACCGGGTAAAGGAACTGCTACATCATCTCAAATTAGAACTATTTCTGGAACTAGTGCTGGAGGACAAGAAGTTTCATTCCTTGATCAAGGGTTTGATCCTATTCAATTAAACACAACTATTCATTTCCCAACAGTAAGAATGGTTGCTTCTAAAATTAATGAGACTACAAGACTGACCACTTTACCATCTAATAAGTCACTATCATTAAAAGTTGAATTTAAAAGTGAGGATGAAAATTTATCACCGGTAATGGATATTCAAAATGCAACCTTTATTCTTGGTAGAAATAGGTCTAATAATCCTATTGATGATTATGTGAATGATTCTAGATCAAATAAAATTAATGGGGATCCACATGGTGGGATTTTTGTAACTCAGATTATTTCCCTGTCTCAACCAGCAACAAGTTTAAGAGTTCTTATTGCTGCAAACAGACAAGAAACTGCAGATTTTAGAGTTCTTTACAGACTATTTAAAGCAGACTCTACTGATATTCCACAAAGTTATACATTATTTCCAGGATATGATAATTTACTTGATACTGATGGTGATGGATTTGGAGATCTTGTTATTGACCCATTTAAAAATAGTGGTAAAGCAGATGCATTTGTAACACCTAATGATATATTTGGATTCACAGAATACCAATTTAGTGCAAATAATCTTGATCAATTTAATGGATTTTCAATTAAAATTGTAATGTCTTCCACAAATGAATCAACTCCAGTCAAACTTAAAGATTTTAGATGCATTGCCTTAGCATAAATATATGAATAATTTTTCTAACGATGATTTGATACCAGTTGATGGGCAAAATAATCTCTTTAGGGATCGCAATACAGGTGCAATTCTCAATAGTGACAAGTCTGGATATCTTCAATATAAAAGATTGAAAGAACAAAAACAAAAGGATAGGAATGAGTTGGAAAAAATTAAAAATGATATTGATGAAATTAAATTTTTACTGAGAGAACTTATAAATGGGTCCAAGTAAGATTAATAAGAAATTATTCAATCTATTGGATTTGATGAAGTATAAATATATTTTAGATCCTGAACTGTTTATAAATGGCAGAAATTAAGGTCAGAGTAGGACAACAACCCGCTATAAAGGTTATATCTTCACTCGCGGGTGCTCAAGGATTGTCTTTGTCTGAACTTAGTGATGTTAATGCAACAAATTTACTTGATGGGATGGTTCTTGTTTATAATGGTTCTACCAGAAAATGGGACGCTACATTAACCCTGACACCAGGGGCAACACAGAATTTAGACATCAACGGGGGAAATTTTTAAATGGCAAGTATTATCAGGATCAAAAGGTCCTCGGGTACTAACAAACCTTCTAGTCTAAATTGGGGTGAATTAGCATACGTAACTGGTATTGGAAGTTATGGTGGCATTAATCAATATAAAGATAGAATTTTTGCTGGAGATGATGGTAATAATGTAAATCCTGTTGGAGGATACTATTATACCTCCATGATGGAGCATCAACCAGGGACTGTTGCAGGTGTTTCTAACACACGAAATAGTGATAATGGTGTTGTTGCAGTTCTTGCACCAGCAACGAATACTAACGATAGTTCATCATCGTTAAAAGTTGATCAATGGAATGTTGACAATTTAAGATTAGATGTAAATACATTATCATCAACTAATACTGATGGTGATATTATTATTGATCCTACTGGTATTGGTAGTATTATTATTCCGGATAATACATACTTAACTTTTGGTGACGATAAAAATGTAGCGATGCGCTACGATGAAGCAACTGATGATAGATTTGAAATTGAAGGCGCTGACTGGGCATTTGCAAACGGTGTAGCAATTAATATTGGTGATGTTACCGAATCAACCGACAAGGATACTGGTGCCCTAGTTGTTGAAGGTGGTGTTGGAATTGAGAAGAATCTTAATGTTGGTGGTGCGCTCAATATTGGAGGATATGCAATTTTTGATCAGGTTAAAATTGAAAATAATGTAATATCAACCATTTCTGGCAGTGAACTTTATTTGGACCCATATCCAGATGGATTGAGTAATGATGGGACTGTTATTATTAAAGGAAATCTTCAAATTGATGGCACAACAACATCAATAAATTCAACAACTGTTGATATTAACGATGCTATTATTGTTCTTGGAGATGTAACTAGCGTCAGAACAGTAATGACAACTGTTGTCGCTGGTGTAGGCACAATCAGATTAGATTCTGTTGTAGGAATTAATACTGGTGATGTTATAAGTGGTAGTGCTGCATTGTCAGGATCTGGGATTAATACGGTTACTGCATATGATACTGTCAATCAAATTATTACCCTAACTGATGTCATTATTTCTCCAGGAATTTCAACAACCACACAATTAACAGTTACTCACGCATTTGACACCAATACTGATCGTGGTATTGCTTTTAACTATAATACCAGTAGCGGAACTTCAAATAACAAGACAGGTTTCTTTGGATTTGATGATAGTTCTATTGCAGATAGCACTGTTACAACTTTAACTGATGGAACACATGCAGATGATAGCAGGAGATGGACTTATGTTCCCGACTCTTCTATTACTAATAGTGTTGTAAGCGGAACAAAAGGTTTCTTAGATGTTAAAGGTATTTACTACCAATCGGGAGATTTTAGTACTAATGGTGTAGTTTTCTTTGATGACACTGGTCTTCAGAGATCTACTAATGATCCATCATCCCCAACAATCACGTCAAAACAAATTTTGACTGCGATTACTGAAGTTAATTTAGTACTTGGGTCATCAGTAACTGTTTCTGTTGGAGATATTATTAAACAGGACACTACAAATGCTTATGGTGTTGTTAAGGTTGGTGGAACAGTTTCAACTTTAGTATTAGTTGGAGTTGAAGGAGTATTTACTAATACTTATAATTTACGAAAAGAAGGTAGTAATGGATCAATAGAGGATCTGGTTCAAATACCAATATCAGCAACAATCATATATACAAATAAACCAACTTGGACATCTACATTGGATGGAGGAACATTTTAACTTATGACAAAAGATAGTGAAGTAGATGTTAATATCTTAATGCGATTATATAATCAAAGATTAGCATCGGTAACAAATCAAAACATTTTATTAGAAGCAAAACTCCAAACTTTATCTGAAGATTTTGATCAAGAAAAAAGTCAACTTCTAGAAGCAAATCTAGAACTTCAAAATAAGTATGAGGAATTGAAAAAATCTAAAAAATTTGAAGAGTAGAAAAAATGGCTAAACCAGCAAGTAGACAAGAACTCATTGATTACTGTCTAAGGCGCCTAGGAGCGCCTGTGTTGGAAATTAATGTTGATGATGATCAAGTAGATGATTTAGTCGACGATGCCCTTCAGTACTTCCATGAGCGCCACTTTGATGGCGTTGAGAGAATGTATTTAAAGTATAAAATACAACAATCAGATATTGATAGAGGTTCTGCTAAAAATACCAACGGAATTGGAATTGTAACAACGACTGGAACTTCAAATATAACTGGGTATGGATCTACATCTTTTAATTTTTATGAGACATCAAATTATATACAAGTTCCAGATTCTGTAATAGGTATAGAAAAAGCATTTAAATTTGACACTAGTTCCATTTCTGGAGGAATGTTTAGTATTAAGTATCAACTCTTTTTAAACGATTTATATTATTTCAACTCGGTTGAACTTTTACAATATGCTATGGTTAAGTCATATCTTGAAGATATTGATTTTTTACTTACAACAGATAAACAAATTCGATTTAATAAAAGACAGAATCGTCTATACTTGGATATTGATTGGGGAGCACAATCTGCAGGAAATTTTATTGTATTAGACTGTTACAGAATTTTAGATCCTAATGATTTTACAAAGGTTTATAATGATAGTTTCTTGAAAAAATATTTGACCGCATTAGTTAAAAGACAATGGGGACAAAATCTTATTAAGTTTAGAGGAGTTAAACTTCCTGGAGGTATTGAACTTAATGGTAGAGAAATATATGAAGATGCTGAAAGAGAAGTTGATGAGATCATGAAGAGAATGGCAATGGATTATGAACTTCCCCCATATGACTTTATTGGATAATGGCACTTAATCCCTTTTTTCTACAAGGAACTTCTTCTGAACAGAGATTAGTTCAGGACTTAATAAATGAACAGTTAAGGATGTATGGTGTTGAAGTTGTTTATATTCCAAGAAAATTTGTAAATAAAAAAACAGTAATAGAAGAAGTTCAAACTTCAAGGTTTGATGATAATTTTGCAATAGAAGCATATGTCAATACTTATGATGGATATTCTGGAGCAGGTGATATTCTTACAAAATTTGGAATGAGTTTGAGAGATGAATTATTAATTACAATATCTAAAGAGAGATTTGAAGATTTTATTGCACCATTTTTGGGAGCTTTGGATGATGGAACAGGAGAAGGAGAAGTTATTTTATCAACTAGACCAGAAGAAGGAGATTTAGTTTATTTTCCACTTGGACAAAGAATATTTGAAGTAAAATTTGTAGAACACGAAAATCCATTTTATCAATTGGGTAAAAATTATGTTTATGAATTAAAATGTGAATTATTTGAATATCAAGATGAAATTATTGATACTTCTATTGAAGAGATAGATACTCAAGTTCAAGAAGAAGGATATATTACAACACTAAAATTAATTGGTGTAGGCAGAACTGCAACAGCAATTGCATCTATTCAAGGATCAGTTAATTCTGGATATATAAAACAAATTTTTCTGAATAATGATGGTAGTGGATATACTACAGCACCAGTTGTTGCTATAAGCAGTTCTCCCACTGGACTATCTGGGGACAGAGCTACTGCGGTTGCAATAACAACAGTTAGTGGAGGAATTCGTTCTGTTGAAAGAATTTATTTAACGAATGCTGGAGCAGGATATACAGTTTCACCAATCATAACTATTTCTGGTGGAGGTGGAATAGGTGCAGCTGCAACTTGTTCTATTGAAACAACATTTAATGGACTAGTTAGATTTACTGTAACTGATGGTGGTGTTGGTTACGGAACTATTCCTATTATAACAATTTCTACACCTGGTCAAATTGCTATTAGTGGTGTGGGAGAAACTGCTGTTGGAATTGCTTCTATTGGTGCAATTGGATCTGATGTTGGAGTAAAGGCAATATACATATCAAATCCAGGATTTGGATATACATCTACTCCAACAGTAACCATAGCAAATCCAGAAAGACTTACTGGTATTGGAACATATTTGTTTAATGAAATTGTAAGAGGATCTAGATCTGAAACTAGAGCAAGAGTTAAAGATTGGGATACAGATACCAAAATTCTTAAAATTTCTAATGTTGGTGTTGGATCAACTCAAAAAGCATTTTTTGCAGGAGAAACAATTATTGGGACAGAATCTGGAGCTCTTTATAGTGTTAAAGAATACGAGCAAACAGATACTTATGATAAATACAGTCAAAATGACGAAATTGAAGAAGAAGCAGATCTTATTGTAGATTTTTCAGAGTCAAATCCTTTTGGTGATTATTAATCATCATATCATAAAGTTGATTTAAAAATGTTTTGAATAAACGGGTATAGAAAAACGCTAGGAACATATTACTATCACGAAATTATAAGAAAGACTATTATATCTTTCGGAACACTTTTTAATCAAATTCATATTCGCCATGAAGATAAAAATGGTAATAATGCAAGTGACATAAGGGTTCCTATTGCATATGGACCAATACAAAAGTTTTTAGCGAGAATCCAACAACAACCAGAATTAAACAAGGCGACTCAAATTTCGTTACCAAGAATGTCTTTTGAGATGAATTCTCTTCAATATGATCCAACAAGAAAGGTTAGCATAGTTCAAACTTTTAAGGCATGTGATGATGGTGGCAATATTAAAAAAGTTTTTATGCCGGTTCCATATAATATTGGATTTGAACTTAATATTTTATGCAAGTTAAATGATGATGCCTTACAAATTATTGAACAAATTTTACCATATTTTCAACCAGGATTTAGCATAACAGTTGATTTAGTAGATTCTATTGGAGAAAAAAAAGATATTCCGATAGTTCTTGAGAATATATCTTTTCAGGATGATTATGAAGGAGATTTTTCAACTAGAAGAGCATTAATTTATACTTTGAGTTTTACTGCTAAAACTTATCTGTTTGGTCCAATTGCAGAAAGTTCTGATGGTCTTATTCGTAAGGTTCAGGTTGATGTATATACTAGTACAGATACTGTAAATGCAAAGCGTGAAATGAGATATACAGTAACTCCAGATCCATATGATGCAGAACCAGATGATGATTTTGGATTTAATGAGAACTTTGAATTTCTTTCTGATGCAAAAGATTTTAGTCCAACTCGTAAAGTAGATATTTAATTTATGAAAAATAATTATGAAAAAATAGATGAGTCATTAAATATTACAAGTGAAATTGTTAATATAGAAAAAGAAACTCCTATTGTAAAAATAGAGACCTCAAATAATGGTGACATAAGAAAAGATTATGAATATACAAGAGCAAATTTATATTCACTTATAGAAAAAGGACAGGAAGCTATTAATGGCATTATGGAACTTGCTGGTGAGGGAGGTAGTCCAAGAGCATATGAGGTTGCCGGACAATTAATTAAAAGTGTTGCAGATACAACAGATAAACTAATTGACTTACAGAAAAAACTTAAAGATGTTGAAGAGGATACTGTTAAAACTACTAATAATGTGACTAATAATGCATTATTTGTTGGATCAACTTCTGAACTATCAAAACTACTCAAGCAAGGTTTTCTAAATAATAAAGAGTAAGAAGTTTATTTGTGCATAATATAAAATCTCATAAAACAGTTGAACAAATTGCAAAGAAACACCGAATGGATGTTTCTGATATACAAAAGCAACTTGATATGGGAGAACCTATTGAGCATGAGCACACTCAAGATCATGATTTGGCGAAAGATATTGCTCTTCAACATCTTGATGAATTTCCAGATTATTATACTCGTTTAAAAAAAATGGAGGCGGATGCAAAAAAAGAACATAAAAAGTTTAAGGATATAAAGGAAGAAGGTATTCGTGCTTGGTTTCTCTCAAAGTCTGTAGGTCCTAAACCCAAACGCGGTTGGGTAAATGTGGTTACTGGTGGAACTTGTGCAAGTGATGAACCTGGAGAAGGAACTCCCAAATGTGTCTCATCTGAAAAAAGAGCAAGTATGACGAAAGCTGAAAGATTGTCTGCGGCAAGAAGAAAGAAATCAGCAGATCCTAAACAGCAAGAAAAATCTGGTGCTGCAGCACCTACTTATGTCCCTACAGATAAACCAAAAAAGAAAATGAATAAGGAAGAAGTAGAACTCCAAGAAGTCAAAGACAAACCAGGTAAAGGTAGTGGCACAAAAGATGCTTGTTATACTAAAGTAAAATCTAGATATGATGTCTGGCCTTCTGCTTATGCGTCAGGAGCACTTGTAAAATGTCGTAAAGTTGGTGCCGCAAATTGGGGAAATAAAACTGAAGCAGTAAATATAAAGAAAAAAATAACAGAAGAAACTGGAATTAGATATTGTCCCAAATGTAAAAAAGATGAGACTAGAAACGCATGTAGATATGGTCCAAAATACTGGGATATGTTTTCTTTACCATCAAAGTTATCAGATACAGTAACAGGAAATCAACTAGAATATGATATGAATACGAATGACTCCAGTACTACTAATGAGGATTATGAACACTCTATGGCTAGGTCAGAACTCTCCACAATTATTTCTGCGGCAAAGAGACTTCGTAAAAAAATGAAAGGTGAAGGTAATATTGAGGCTTGGGTTCAATCTAAAATTACTAAAGCAGCAGATTATATTGATACTGCAGCAGATTATGTTGATAGTGGTGAAATGTCAGAAGAGTCTGTTTCTATTCAAGATGCAAATGGAAATAATTATACTCAATTTATTGATATTATTAAACCAAATCCGTTAAAAGCAAGTCAAGGTATTGGAAGCAAACTTTTGGGAGAAGCAGGTAAAAAATGCTGGACTGGTTATAAAAAGAAAGGAACTCAAAAACTTTTTGGTAAAACTTATAATCGTTGTGTTAAAGAGAGTTATTCTAATTGGAGAGAAGATTTATCTCAACAATTTAATGGAGTGCAACTTCACGAAAAACCTGGTGATGGATATCTTGGTCCAACTCCAATTCCAAATCCAATTCGTTTAGCACAAGATGCTGTTGATGCAACTAATAGAACAAGTCAAAAAAAAGTTGATTTTGTAAATAAAACTCTTGGACGTGATAGTGCATCTATGCCAAAAACTACTTATTTTAATCCAGGTCCAAGTGCTGCGTCTCAAAAATATTTGGGACTTAAAAATTCATATGAATCAGAAAGTGAGTTAGTTGATGAGGACTGGCAATCAGTTAATCGTAAAGATAAAACTGATGGTTTAAGTCAAAAAGCAGTAAATGCATACCGTAGTGAAAATCCAGGATCTAAACTTCAAACAGCAGTTACTGAAAAGAAACCAACTGGTAAAAGAGCACAACGCAGAAAAAACTTTTGTAGTCGTATGTCTGGAATGAAAGCAAAACTTACTTCTGCAAAAACATCAAGAGATCCAGATTCAAGAATTAACAAAGCACTTCGTCGTTGGAATTGCAATTAATCTATTTTAATATAATACTATGGCAATTCAAGATATTCAACTCAAACAAGGTGATGCCTACCTTTCTAATCCAAATTTAAAAAGGGCAAATACTCCTATTCAGTGGTCTGAAGAGCAGATTATTGAATTTTTAAGATGTAAGGACGATCCTGTTTATTTTGCGGAAAATTATGTAAAGATTGTGAATGTTGATGAAGGACTAGTTCCTTTTAATATGTATCCATTTCAAAGAAAATTGATTCGGAATTTTCATAATCATAGATTCAATATCTGTAAGATGCCGCGTCAGGTTGGAAAGTCTGTTACTACAGTTTCTTATCTTTTACACTATATCGTCTTCAACGATAATGTAAATATTGGCATTCTAGCAAACAAAGCATCAACATCTAGAGAACTTCTTGGAAGATTGCAATTATCTTATGAGAACCTTCCAAAATGGATGCAACAAGGTATTGTATCCTGGAATAAAGGTTCATTAGAATTAGAAAACGGATCAAAAATTGTTGCAGCATCTACCTCAGCATCTGCAGTTAGGGGAATGTCGTTCAATATTATTTTCTTGGACGAATTTGCATTCGTTCCAAATCATATTGCAGATGAGTTCTTTGCATCAGTTTATCCCACAATTTCATCTGGTAAAACTACTAAAGTTATTATAGTTTCGACGCCAAAAGGTATGAATCACTTCTACCGAATGTGGCACGATGCTGAAAGAGGTAAAAGTGAGTTTGTTGCAACAGAAGTTCATTGGTCTGAAGTTCCTGGTAGAGATGAAAAGTGGAAAGAGCAAACAATTGCAAACACAAGTGAAGAACAATTCAGAGCAGAGCACTTATGTGAGTTTTTAGGATCTGTTGGAACACTTATTAATCCAACAAAATTAAAAATACTTGTTTATGATGATCCAATAAAAAGAGGAGATAAAGGATTAGACATCTACGAAGATCCAAAGGAAGATCACGATTACTTAATGACTGTTGATGTTGCAAGAGGAATTGGTAATGATTACTCTGCGTTTGTTGTTTTTGATATTACCAACTTCCCATATAAAGTTGTAGCAAAATATAAAAATAATGAAATTAAACCTATGCTATTTCCAAGTATTATTGAGAAAGTTGCAAATGGATACAATCATTCTTGGATATTGATTGAAGTTAATGATATAGGAGATCAAGTTGCAAATATTCTTCACTTTGATTTGGAATATGATAATGTTTTAATGTGTGCTATGAGAGGTAGAGCAGGGCAACTTGTTGGATCTGGATTTAGTGGGAAAAAATCTCAACTTGGTGTCAGAATGACTGCATCGGTTAAAAAACTAGGATGTTCTAATCTCAAACTATTAATTGAAGATGATAAGTTAATAGTTAATGATTATGATATTATTGCAGAATTAACTACATTTATTCAAAAACACAATTCTTTTGAGGCAGAAGAAGGATGTAATGATGATTTGGCGATGTGTCTTGTAATTTTTTCTTGGCTAGTCGCTCAAGAATATTTTAAAGAGATGACGGACAATGATGTTCGCAAAAGAATCTATGAAGAGCAAAAAAATCAAATAGATCAAGATATGGCACCATTTGGATTTATATCTGACGGTTTAGATGAAATGAATTCATTTGTCGATAGTGATGGAGATAGATGGCATGCGGATGAATATGGAGATCGCTCATATATGTGGGAATACTCTTAAATGAATTGGGATATTGATGATCAAATCAATACTCAACATTTACTTTTTTCGGAAAGAAACTGTAGAGTTTGTAAAAAAACAAAAATTCTTATAGATGATTTTTATCTAACTCGTAAAGGGAAAGGTGCCTTTGCATCAGCATATTCTTATGAGTGTAAAGAATGCACCAAAAAAAGAATTATTCTCAGTAGAAAATCAAATACAAAGTCATTAGAGTTTGAATATCCTAACTGGTAAATCTGTTCATGGATTGTTTCCCCGATGTAAATAGTATTTTTAATAAATATTTCTAGAGTAAATTTGGATCGCGAGGAAACACAGATGCCTCTAAACTTAGCATCTCCTGGAATTGTAGTAAGAGAGGTTGATTTAACTATCGGTAGAGTTGATCCAGTTTCTGGATCAATTGGAGCGCAGGTAGCACCTTTTGTGAAGGGTCCTGTGGGAGTCCCTCAATTAATAGAAAGCGAGAATGACTTATATCAGACTTATGGACAACCATATCCTGTAGATAAGCAATATGAGCACTGGATGGTGGCATCATCTTATCTTGCTTATGGTGGGGTAATGCGAGTTATAAGAGCAGATGATCAACAATTAAAGAATGCTTTTGTTGGTACTGCATCTAGTATAAAAATTAGAAGCGAAGAACATTATAATCAATTGGGATATGATGAAAATACGATTACTAATGTAACCGTTGCTGCAAGAAATCCTGGATCATGGGCAAATGGAATTAAAGTTGCCATAATTGATGGTAAAGCAGATCAAATTTTGACTGGAATTACTACTACAACTATTCAAGTTGGATATGGTTTTAGTGCTACAGTTCCTTCCGGAACAATTATTGCAGGTTCTGGATCAACATCAATTCTTACTGGATACTTTAAGGGAGTAATTACTGAAATTGGTGTAGATCAAATTTCAACTAAATTGGTAAGTATTGTTTCAACAGCAGGAACAGAAACTGCGGTTGACTATCAACAAAATGGTGTTTATGCTCTACCAAATACTGGATCAGTTGCTATTCATACAAACGGATCCTCTACCCCATTTGCAACAAGATCTTATACTGGAGAATCTGACTGGTTTGAACAGCAAACCGTTAACTTAAGTGTTGGCACTATTGAATGGGATGCAATATCTAATAGACCTTCAACATCTTCATTTGTTGCTGGAAGAGGAGGAAGATTTGATGAAGTTCATGTCATCGTAATTGATGATTCTGGTGAAGTTACAGGAAATGCTGGAACAATTTTAGAAAAGCATCTGGCACTTTCAAAAGCAAAAGATGCCGAATATTCAGTAGGAAGTCCATCTTATTGGAGAAAGTATCTTGAAACAAATTCAAGATATATTTTTGGTGGTTCGCAACCAGTTGGAGTAGTTACAACTGGATTCAGCGGTAATGGCGCTGCAGAGTTTGAATTAAATACTGATACTGGTTGGGATCAGGATTCAGCAAATGTAATTTTTGCAGGATCTGGATCAAATACATATTCTTTATCTGGTGGTACAAATTATGGTGGTAAAACTGATCTAACTACATCAGGAGCTCTTTTCTCTGGACTAGATGATATTATTAGTGGTTATACATTATTTGAAAATACTGAAGAAACTGAAGTTGATTTCATTTTAATGGGATCAGCAAACTATCCAAAAGAACAGGCACAAGCACTCGCTAACAAATGTATTGCTGTTGCCGAAGCAAGAAAAGATGCAGTTGCATTTATTTCACCATATAGACAATCATTCTTAAATGATTCATCTGTTGGTACTGTAACTGTAAATGATATTGATACAATTACAAATAATGTTGTTGGATTCTATTCTCCAATAACATCATCAACTTATGGCGTTTTGGATAGTGGTTATAAGTACATGTATGATCGCTTTAATGACACTTTCCGATATATTCCATTAAATGGTGATATTGCTGGAACTTGTGCAAGAACTGATATTCAACAGTTTCCATGGTTCTCTCCAGCAGGAACTGCAAGAGGAGCAATTCTAAATGCAGTTAAACTTGCATATAATCCAGGTAGGAGACAGAGAGACATTCTCTACTCAAATAGAATTAATTCGGTTATCTTTTCACCAGGTGCTGGAATTGTTCTGTTTGGCGATAAGACTGCATTTGGCAAATCATCAGCATTTGATAGAATTAATGTTCGCAGACTCTTTATTTACCTTGAAGATGCAATCTCTGCTGCTGCAAAAGATCTCTTATTCGAGTTCAACGACGAAATTACGAGAACAAACTTTGTAAATATTGTTGAACCTTTCTTACGCGATGTTCAATCCAAGAGAGGTATCTTTGATTATGTTGTTATTTGCGATCAAACAAACAACACTGCATCAGTTATTGATGCTAATGAATTTGTTGCTGATATCTACATTAAGCCAGCAAGATCGATTAACTTCATCGGTCTAACCTTCATTGCCACCAGAACTGGTGTTGCATTTGAAGAAGTAATCGGTTCCGTTTAATTTAACTAGAGGTTAAAAATCATGCCAGCCAGAAATCAGATTAATCCACCCCCACTAAGAAAGATTACCGACTTTAAGAGTAAGCTAACAGGTGGTGGTGCTCGCGCAAACCTCTTTGAGGTTGTTCTTACTTTTCCAGATGCTGCTCAACCAGACTCTGCTGTTCTCGATAAATCAAGATTCTTAGTCAAAGGTGCAAACTTACCAGCATCTAATGTTGCTCAAATTGAAGTTCCTTTTAGAGGAAGAGTTTTAAAAATTGCAGGTGACAGAACTTTTGATTCTTGGACTGTTACAGTTATTAATGATACTGATTTTTCCATTCGTTCTGCTTTTGAGAATTGGATGAATACGATAAATAGAGTTTCTGATAACACAGGTCTTACCAATCCAGCAGATTATCAATCAGACGCTTATGTCTATCAACTTGATCGTGATGGATCTGCATTAAGATCTTATCGTTTTTATGATGTATTCCCAACGCAAGTTGCACCAATTGAACTTTCATACGATTCTCAAGGAATTCAAGAATTCACAGTTGAACTTCAAGTTCAATATTGGGAAGCGACTAAAGGTACTGGTACAAATGCTGGTGGTGAAGACATCAACTAAATAGTAAAATAACAAGAGTTTAAATTTTATAATATGGCAAAACTTTTCGGTTTTTCTATTGATGATAAGAAAAATATATCTCCTTCGGTAGTCTCCCCCGTTCCTCAAACTGATGAGGACGGGGTTGATAATTATATCGCTAGTGGATTTTATGGTCAGTATCTTGATATTGAGGGAGTTTATAGATCAGAGCACGATTTAATTAAAAGATATCGTGAAATGTCACTTCACCCAGAGTGTGATGGCGCTGTTGAAGATGTTGTCAACGAAGCTCTTGTGAGTGATCTTTATGATTCACCAGTTGAAATTGAACTTTCAAATTTAAATGCTAGTGATGGATTAAAGAAAAAAATAAGAGAAGAATTTAAATACTTAAAAGAAATCATGGACTTTGATAGAAAGTGTCATGAGATTTTTAGAAATTGGTATGTGGATGGTAGAGTTTATTATTTAAAAGTTATTGATCTAAAAAATCC